CGCTTCGATGACCGAAGCGAGTGCGGACTGCGGGATCTGCGCCGGATCTCTCGTGAGCACGCCAACGCCATCGATGCCGGTGTCGAAGCTCTCGGTCGGCCACGCGAGCTTCACGGTGACCATGCCGATCGGCAGGTCCGGCGGCGCGGGCGGGATCGTCACTGGGCCCTTGTCTGTCGGAGCCGGGTCGTCGGCCATGGGTGCCTCCTCAAAAGACGGTGCGAGCCGCCTGGAACGTGTACGAACAGGTGAAGATGTCCCGATTGGCCGTGTCGCGGCTGAGCAGCGACGGAGGGCCGCCGAGACGGTCGAGCGAGATCACCCGGGTCTCACCGATGGTGGTGACCGTGACGGCCATGAGGGCGTTGTCGATGCTGGCGACGAGGGCCTCGGTGCCTTGGGGGTCACGCTGGGCGCCACGGGTGAGCACCTGGACGGTCGGGCGGTCGAAGGTGCGCTCGAGGATTGTCGGCCCGCCGCCGCGCAGTGCGAGCACCACGGCCACGTCCTGCTCGATGTGGGTCAGGTCTTGGCCGTCGAAGTAGAACGCGGCCGAGATCCCGGCGTCAGCCAGCCATGCGGCCAGGTCTGATGTCGCGAACATCACTCACCGCCGATGACGGGTGCCGGTTTCGCTGCGGTGGTCGGGTGCGTGGTGCCGTGCAGGGGGTGATCCTTGGGCAGGTAGTCGCGCACCCGGTCGGTTTTGCGACTCTTGGCGTCGAGTTCGGCTTCTGACAGCCGTGGGACCATCGGCGGGCGGTCATAGACCAGCGCGCCGTCGTCTGTCACCTGGGGGTGAGCGGATCCGGCCAGGTCGCCGAACTCCACGGGAGCCTCAGCGGCGGACTCGTCGGCCAGCTGCTCGACGTCTTGGACCATTCCAGGGGTAGGCCCGTCGATGAGGACGTGGTCAGCGATGGTCGACATGAACTCGTTGCTTCCGCCGGTCAGGGGGTCGCTGAGGAAGTGCGGTCGACCCCGCTTCATGGTCTTGGGCCCGTAGCGACCCATGAAGTTGAGCCAGTCGCCCTCGTGTTGATTCACGGCATAGACCTGGTCGAAGGAGACATGCCCGATCAGCAGTCCCTCGCCGACGATGGCCTGGAGCTCGTCCATGCGGTCGCCGAATGTGCCGGGCATCAGTACGTGTCCTGTGGGTACGGGCGGCCGAGCTGGTTGCCCTCGCCACTGAGTGCGGGGCCGATCCCGAACGTGCCGGGCGTGAACATCGACCCCTCGTACTGATTGACGACCGTGGCTCCCCCGCTGGCGATCTCGGCTTGCTGGTCGGCGTCGAGCGCCCCACCGAGGTCGAGCGTCACCTTGCCCGTCGCGATGCGCTGCAAGAGGCTCTGCGCCCCCGCGTTGCGCAGCGCGATCGGGTGTTCGGCCAGCAGCGGCGCGCCGCGCAGGAACGTCAGGGTGGCCAGATAGGCCGCCATGTCCCGGTTGATCCGCGCCACCACCGGCGGCGTCGGGTGCATCTCGGGATTGTCGGGGTCGTCGAACGGTGCGGGGTAGCGCACAGCGAGCACCGCGTCGATCTCGACCTTGGCGTCCTCGATGGCAGAGATGAGCTGGTCGTCAGTCACGCCAGCCGCCGTGTGCGGGTCGGTGCTGATGAAGCTGAGGACGCCACGCACCTCGTCGGGCGTCGTGTACATGGGCTGCTACTTGACGGGAGCGGCGGCCTGTTGGCCCTCGACGTCGGCCGCAGGCTTCGCACCGACGGCGTCGTTGATCGCCATGGCCTTCTGCTCGGTCGTCTGGACCTGCGCCGCGTCGGACTCGGCCTGGTCGGTGGTCGTCGGCGTCACGGCGCCGGCACGGAGCAGCCGCTCGGCATCGGCCTCGTTCAAGTCGACAACGGCACCGCGACGGTGACGCTGGAACGTCTTGACGAGCTGGCCCGGCTCGGAGGTGAGCTGATTCCACACCTTGTCCACGAGCTTGTACTTGCCCGCCACTGCCGGGGTCTCGGACACCTTGGGCGCAGCTGGGTTGACCGCGCCGTGCACGATCGCCTGGCCCGTGGCATGCGCCATGGCCATCGCTTCGGTGCTGCCCGGTTCGGGGGTCTCTGCCATGGTCTCTTCCTCCTTGGGGATCAGGACGCGATGCCGGAGATGGTGCACATCGCTAAGGGCTGGTCGATGCCGATGGCGCTCTGGCGTAGGGCGTTGGAGCGGTAGTACTCCTCGTCCTCGATGAAGCGCAGCGGCGTGGCCTGGAGCGGGCGCTCGTCGGAGATGAAGCCGGCGACGTTGCGCTGCAGCACGAGTGCCGTCCCGCCGGGCATCGAGTAGGACTGCCACACGTCGAGGCCGAAGAGCTTGCCCGGGACCTGTCCGGTGACGGCCACCGACTGGTCGGCCACGTTGCCGACCCATGCCTTCCACGTGTCGTCGTTGCCCTCCATGTTCACGACGTCGGAGGGGTTGAGCACGAGGGTGTCGGGCGTGTAGCCGAGGTAGTTGTTCGGCTGGGTGGGCAGTGTCGCCGTGGTGATCTCGTACTTGGCTTGGGAGATGTCCTTGCGGGTCGCTGCCGTGGAGCTCTCCCACCCGACCGATGCGGCCGTGGTGTTGCCGCTGGCGGCGCACGAGGCCAGTGCGGCGGCGATGAAGACGCCGTCCCAGTCTCGGATCAAGGTGTTCGACACCTGGGCGATCTGGAGGTTCACCGCGTCGATGTCGTTGCGGGTCACCATCTCTTGGGAGATCCGCACACCGAGGCCGCGCTTGGCCGTCTGGGAGATGAACAGCTGCCCCAGGGCGTTGGGCGCGACGGGGATCTGGCCGAACTCACCGACGACCTCGGAAGGTGCCAGCGAGAACAACGGGTTCGACTGGTAGAACTTCACCACACCGGCAATGGCGCTCGGGCCCTTGCGGAGCAACTTGTCCGCAATGAACAGGTTGTTCGTGATGTCGAGGATGCGCCTCGGCACCACCGCGGGGTCTTTGATGATGTCCGAGACTGTGAGCTGCGGACCATCTTGTGCCGATTGGATCGGGTAGTAGTTGGGCATGGCCCACTCCTTACGTCAGGGTCGGCACAAGGCCGGGCAGATGGATAGGACGAAGATCAGCTGGTCAGCAGCGAGACGTAGCCGACGGCGGCCGAAGCGACCGCGCCGCCGTCGTCGATGTTGCGGGCCACGATCAGGTCGGGGTCATCGGTGCCGTCGACCCACGGCGTCGCCTTGCCGCCGGTCGCCGTCTTGAGCAAGTCGCCGAAGGTCGAGGCCGCGGCGAAGGTCACCGGGACCACGCAGCCGCCGCGGGCCACGGTCGTGTTCGGAGGCCGCGCAGCGGCGTCGGTGGACGAGTCGGTGCCGATGGGTGCGGCGTCACGGAGCGCGACGCCCACGCAGAGCTTGGAGGCGGCCGCCGCCACGGCCACTGTGGCCGCTGCGTTGGCGACGCTGTTGGTCTGGTCAGCGTCGACGAACTGGCCGCCGGCCACCGCAGCCGAGACGGCGTAGGTGATCGGCTGATCGCTGTAACGAATTGCTACTCCGGCCATTTCGGCCTCCTTCGTGAGTGGTGGGGTGGATCAGGACTTGTAGGCGCCGGATGCGGTGATGACCGACGGGTTCTGGTTCTCCCAGGCGGCGAGTAGGGATCCGGTCTTGTCCGACGCAGGCGAGCCGGGAGCGGCGGGGTGCTCACCGGAGAGGTCGACGGTGCCCTTGGCCTCGGCCAGCAGCTTGCGGGTAATCTCCCCGGCGTCGATCTTCGTGCCGTTGGACAGGTCGACCGTGTGCTCCTTGCCGAGCAGCAACGGCATGGCCAGGTCCACCATGGCGGGCGGGATGCCCTGGCTGAGCAGGTCGGCCTTCTCGCGCTCGAAGTTGGCGAGGTCGAGCTGGGCCCGGGTCTCGGCCAGGTCGGTCTTCTGGCGGGCGAGCTCGGCGTTCACCAAGTCGATGCCAACGGCATCACCTGAGAGCGATGCGTCGGCAGGCTCGTCCTTGAGCGCGTCCTTGAGGAAGGCGTCGAGTTCGGCGTCGATCTCGGCCTGCGTGGGCGTGACGGGATCAGCAGGCTTCGCCGGGTCCGTCGCCTTGGCGGGGTCGAGCGCGGCCAGCTCGGTCATGTAGAGATCGAAGGCGGCGCGCTGCGTGTCCTCGAGCTTCGGGGTCTTCGGGTCGTCAGGCACGGTGGCCCCTTTCTTCTCGTAGCTCTCGCCAGAGAGATCAATGAGCTGCAGGTCAGAGTTGGATAGTGCGATCGGTTCCCACGGCTTGAGAGCGGGCACGCGAGGGTCGATGGTGGCGAGCACGTGGTGAATCGCGTGCTTCCACTTCTTGCCGTCGGAGCGGTCGACGTCTTCGATGATGCGGGCCGAGACGCCGAGCTTGGGGTTCTTGCGCACGACCTCTGCGCCCTCATCGGTCAGCTTCAAGATGGCGTCGAGCCCGTCAGGGGTGACCTCGAACGCCTGGACCTCGCCACGGAACCGCTCGGGGTCGATCGTGTGCTGGCCATCGTCGCCGGCCATCTGGAATGCGACCTGATCGAACGCCCGGTCGGTGAAGGCCTGCGCCAGATCGGTCAGGTAGGCCTCGTCGAAGGTGATGGTGCGGCCCTTGTAGTTGATCGACCGCTTCGGGAGGATCTGCTTGCGAAAGACGTTGAGCCCGGTGCCCGCACTCAGCTCGATCCATCGCTTGTCGCGGAAGGGCGTGTGGATGGCGAAGGTCACGACTTCACCGTCCCATCGGATTGCCACGCGTCGGGAATGAGATCGCTCGCGCCGTTGGCCTTGAGCTTGGACATCAGCCACTTGCGGATCGTCGGTGCCGATGCGGCGTTACTCAGCTGCACCATCCGCACCGCCTTGGACGCCTGCGAGCGTGAGAACTTCCCGTCAGGACCGGCGAGCGGGAAGCTGTCGGTGCCCGGGAAGGTCAGGCCGGCCGACTTCGCAGCGTCGCGCTGGGCCTGGTCGACGGCGAGGTCGATGATCCGGGCGTTCGTGTTCGAGAGACTCACCGATCCGCCGAGCTGCTTGGCGCGGGCCTGGAGCCGTGCGGCCATCGACTTGCGCAGCGGCGGGGGGAGCTTGGACAGCTTCGCGGCAGCCTTCTTGACCGATGCCATGTCGGGCAGGAGTTGGCTACCAGAGAGATCGACAGCCATGGTGTTGCCTCCTGAGAGATCTGCGCCTGAAAGATCGACGGCGCCGAGCCGTGAGAGGCCGGCGTTCACTTCGGTGGGCGTGTGCGCCCTGACCGAGCCATCGGGCATCTTGCGGGCCCGGTTCGTCTTGGACTTGACCAGCGCGGTCATGGCCGACTTCGCCTGGGTCTTGCGGCCGGACTTGGCCAGGGCGTTGATGCCCTTGACCTGTCGGGCAACCTGGTCCCGCTCATCGCCGGATGGGTCGAAAACGTGCACGCCGTCGGTGATGCTCATGGCATCGCTCCTATCGACAAGACGGGCACTTCGAGAAGGGACGTCCGTGGCGCCGTGGCTCATTGAAAGGCGAGAGACACGCCGTGCACTCCCTCATCACCGTCGTGTCGGTTTTGGCCAGCACCCGAGCGGACGGGTACTTGCCGACGGGCAGGCCGGTGCGGGAGAGCCGCCGCTTCGCTTGCGCCTTGCGCTGCTCCGCTTCGGCCGGGATCGGTCCGAGCCGTGGGAGAACCCGCTGCTCGGCGTACCCGCAATCACATGCCTTGGCCGGCCACAGAGCGGCGCAGTCACGGTGATGCGATGTCAGGACGCGGATCTCGGACTTCACCTACCGAGCGCGGCGGTGGACGATCAGGACGCGGTCCCCGGGAAGGCGCAGGCAGAACCCCTGCCCGTAGGTGAGTGGTCGTTCCCAACCGGCTCGTTGGATGATCCGGTTGACGCCCTTCGGTCGCTTCATCAGAGAGACACGCCGACTCAGGAACAAGCTCCCGTAGCAGTGCCAGGTCTGACGCGCTCGCAGCGTCAATGGCTGGCCCGGCGCTCCGAGGAACATCGTCAGACCGCGCCTCGGAGCACCCGCAGCGCAACGACGATGGCCAGCGCCAGCAGTCCCGCCGTCAGCCAGACACCCGAAGCGATACCGAGGCACGTGCCGAGCACCGACGCCACAGCCCACAAGGACAGGGCGAAGAGCACGACGGCAGCCAGAACGAGACCGACGGCGAGCCAGCGGAGGAGCTTGGAAGCGGTCACGACAGCGACGCCAGCGTGCACGTCCCGGCTCCAGCTGTGTGCGGCACGGTGATCTCGACGGGGTTCCGAGCAGCGATGCCGGCCAGGAAGAACGTGGCCGTGTAGTAGCTGCCTGCGGGGACCGTGGTGGTGTCGTCGTTGGCGTAGAGCGGCTGGGAGATCGACGCTGCCTCGGCGATGGTCACTGTGCCGCCGACGAGCGACGTGCCGTTGACGCTCAGACCCGACGGATCGCCGGGGACGGTGACGACCACCGGAGCGGTCCCGAGAGCGCCGCCGGTCGCCGTTGCTGCGGCTGGGAACCCCTCAAGCGCTTGGAGCGCAGCGAGGACGGTTGAGGCCGCGGCCGTGGCCGAGATCGTCGCCGTCGTCAGGTTGTTCCATGTGAGCGTGAACGTGCCGCTGGTCGCAGTGCCGGTGAGCGTGTAGGCGTGCGCCAGCGCCGCGGTGATCGGCTCGGGCTCGGCTTCGTTCCCGCTGTCGTCGTGGATGCGCTCGGAGAGCTCGAACTCGACGTAACCCGATGGGACGGGCCCACCTGGCACCTCTGGCAGGAACTGCTCCGTCACTGTGATCGTGGTCAACGCCATGACGTCACTTCCTCCGGATCTTGCCGCCGATGGTGCAGTCGATGGCCGTGGCCGTGCCGGCGTCGCCGGTGAGCACGTCGCCGGGCATCAGCGTGACGAGGGTCGACTCGCCGCCGGGGGGCAGTACCGCGGTGGCGTTGGCCGCCACGGACTCGTTGACGACCTCGAGGGTCGTTCCGTCGGTGCCTCCCGAGGGCACGCGGTCGATGCGTGCGGTGGCGGCAGTCCCCGTGATGTTCACAAGTTCCACCGAGCGCACGTCGACCTCGAAGCCGGCCGGACAGGTGTAGAGCGTGGCCAGCGATGTGGTCAGCTGGCCTTCGAAGAGGCTGATGCTCTCCTCAGAATCGGTCATGGTCGTCCCTCCTGGGATCGGTCGATCAGGCGGTGGGGGCGGGCTCTTCCACGGGCGTGGTGTCGACGGGTGCTCCGGCGTTGCCGACCACGGGGGTCGGGTCGGGCGCGGCGGCGGCCGTGTGCAGCGCGGCATGCGCCACGTTGGCGACGGTCTCGAGCGTGTTGAGCACGTTCTCGACCTCCGCGCCTTCGGGCAGCACTGCGACGAGCTGCTTGGCGGCGGTCGTCAGCACTTCGCCGACCTTGGTGTGTGCGTCGCGCTCGAGGGCCGAGTAGACCCCTTCGGCTACGGACTTCAGACGGGCTTCCAGCTCGGTCAGGTCAAGCACGGTGGTCTCCTTCGTTTCGGTGGGGGTTGCGATGGTGGCGGGAGCCGGCTCTGCCCCGGCGATCTCCTGCTTATGAGGCAGGCGAGATACTGACTTCTCCACCCGGCTCTGGGTGAACTCTGGGTGCGGCTTCGATCGGTGCCACCAGCGCATCAGTGCGCAGACAGTGCCGGCGTCATGGCCGTGTTGACGTGCGGTGCTGCGTACCCCGGCGGTGCGGGTTCTGAGTCACAGCGGCACTGGACGTGCACCGCGCCCGGGTAGCCGATGATCGGCGGCGTGGATGCGGTGAAGGTCAGACCGTCGGCCGCGGCACATTCGGGCGTCGTGTTCTTGTCGAGCGTGGCGTCCCAGATCAGCAGTTGGTCCGGATCGCCACCCGATACCTGATCGACGCGGCGAGCCGAGTCAGCCCGGTTGTCCTGGGCCTTGACGTGCAGCCCGTAGAAGCGGGCCTCGGTGCCCAGGGCATCGCTCAGAGACACCGCGGCGTTGACGCTGTTCTGCAACCGCACGACGGCGTTGACGAGGTAGGCGGCTCGGAAGTTCATCTGTGCGATAGCGATGGCCGATGCCGCTGGACCCGCCGGCACGCCCGGGACCCGAGCTTTCATGACCAGGTAGACCCCCGCAGCGATGACCGCTTGGGTGATCCCGTAGACACCCAGGACCGAACTGAGCTGGACCGCCATGGCTGAGGGAGGCAGACCCGAGACGAGCACAGCGGCGACCTGGGCGACGGCGAGGCCCTCAGGCTGGAGGCCCGAACCCTCCCGCCGAGGCCGTTGCGCCTGCGGGCTTGGTGCCATTGGGCGCTCCCAGCTTCGATGTGACGAGGGCGTGCGCGCCGTTGATCGCCGTGACCACCGGATCCGCTGGCGGTATGGCCGGAGACGGTGCGAGATCCTGCGCTGGACTGTGGCCAGGGTCGTGCGCTGCCTCAGTGAGTGCGGCTTCGACGGCGACGACGTCCATGTCGAGCAGCTGGGCCACGCGCTTGACCAGGTCGTCGATGAACGCCCACGGCACCAGCGGAGTCGGGGTGCGAGACGTCACCATCCCGCTCAAGAGGTTGTACGCCATCTCAGCGGTGTCGTCCTCTGCGAGCTTGGCGAACTCAAAGGTGGGGCACGACGCGTTGACGCCGAAGTTGTAGAGCACGAGGTCTTGGATGACGCCCCAGGTGATGGCGGACTGCATCTCCTTGGCGACCGCTTGGCCAGCTTCGAGGAAGAAACTGCGCAGGTCCGAGCTCAGCGCGTAGGACCCGCCACCCGAGCCGCCACCCGTGCCTGCCGCCGAAGCAGCGAGGCCGAGAAACGCTGCGAGTGCGCTCTGCAACATCTCCTGGTCGATGTAGGCCAGGGCGGCCGAGAACTGCGACGCGCCCAGCCCGTTGGACTCGATGATGGTGACGTCATCACCGGCGATCAGCCCGACGACACCGCCGCCCTTGAGCGAAGCGACCTTTTTGGCCAGAGCGTTCGCTTCGTTGTCGTCGTTCGTTCCTTTCTTCGCCACGGTGCGCGGCGAAGCTTGGGTCTCGAGGAACTGGTACCACAAGAAACGGAGCTTCTGCTTGGACTGCCAGGCGTTGTAGACGACGTCGAGGTCGGTGATGCCCTCGAGCGGGTTGCGGTGCTCGCCGTGGAGGAAGACGAACGCCTTGTTCTTGGGGATGATGACCTTGATGAACTTCAGGCCGGCCCAGGTCCACTGCATGAAGCCCTGGAACGATGCGTCCGAGGCGGCGCGGGCGAGGTAACAGGTCGTCGGCGGCCGGAAAGCGATCTTTTGGTAGGTGACCTGACCTTTTTGGACTCGGAAGACCTTCTCGAAGTGGGCCCGCTTGTAGAGCCGCGCCGAGGTCATCTGCCCGATGATCGTCTGCATCGGGACTTCCATGCCGCCCATCTCGGGTGGCTTCGTCAGCACCTCGCGCACGAAGGCGGCTTCACCCGTGTCGCCCGGAGCCGCCTTGATCGTCCAACTGAGCGAGCGCAGCGGCAAGGTCAACGCCTGCTCGAGCCCGCGGGCGATCCCGTCCTTGGAGATCATGTCCTCGAGGTCGGCCGTTTCTATCGGGCCCTGCTCGAAGATGTTGCCGTTCTCGTAGTAGGCGTAGATGCGGTAGCGATCCCACGCTGAACCGATCTCGCCTTCGGGGGGCTGCTCGCCTTGTGGGCGGTCGGTGCGGTCGTCGTTGCGCTTCTTGCGCTCGCGGGCGAGGTCGATCGGGTCAGAGAGCCACGGGGTTGCGACCTGCACGCCGTCGGTGACTTCGGTGACCGTCCGCCCGATCTTGGTTGGATCCACCCAAATCAGCGACACTTGGGTCTCCTCACCACATGCGGACGTTGGGCAGTTCCCTCACTTTGGACGGAGCGGGCGGAACGTAGACCGTTTTGGCGATGCCACTGGCATCAGCCCACGGGACCGCGCCGGAGACCTCAGTGCCGTCGGGGATGCTCAGCCCGCTGCTCACGAACTGCTTGAGCGCCCACACCAGTGCGTCCATGCGGTCAGGCGATGGCTCGTTGCCCATCCCAGTGAACGTGCAGTTGTGGACGAGGATGCCGTTGGCGAAGAACTCAGGCTCGTCCTGCACTGTCAGGTTGTAGACGGGCACGCTTTCGACGTCGATACCGCTGACGCTCGAAACAGCGCGAGGTGCAGTAGAGGGCGACCGTTGCCGTTGACTTGAAGGGGGTGCCGCACTCAGCACACACAAGCTGTCGGGGCTTTCGAGCGGCCCATTCGGCTCTTCGTTTCCGTGACCGGTCCTCGGTCGACTCGGTGAAGGCCCCCGATGGTCCGTGCTGCCTCTTGTGAGCCCGAGGCGAGAGAACGGCGAGGTTGTTCGGCTGCCAGTTGAGCGTGTCCTCGTCCTTGTGATGGACGTGCCAGCCCTCCGGCGGAGAACAGCCGTGCTCATCTTCCCAGACGACTCGGTGAAGCAGCCGAGCGCCACGCGAGCGGCTCGATCGCCAGTACGGGTAGCCGTTGAGGACGTGGATGTAGTACCGCTCACCGCGATATTCAACGAACGGTCCACCACGCATTGAGCAGGAACATACCCTTCGCCTGTGACAAACACGGGGTGCGCTGGCGTACACTCGATCGACGTGTCGCCGGCTTCGATGCACACCAGGCGGTCCGTCGTTCCGGTCTGGCCGCTCCACAGAACACGGCGCCACCCCTTACGGGTCAGCACGCGGTCATCGGTGGTCACGCACTCAATCGGCACCTCGCCGCTGGCAGTCGTGACTAGCGTCCCAGCAACGAGGCATAACTGGTCCTCGAGGTCGGCGTGCGTGCCGACGTGGTGCACCTTGTGGCGCTCGTAAAGCCCGGACACGTCCTCGGCACGGGTTCTCTTGCCGCCAGTCGATGCGTTGGCGTCGACTGATCGGTACGGCACCGACACGCCCTTGGCTTTGAGTACCTGGTCCATGAGGCCGAGCAGGTACTTGCCGCCGTGGTTCTTCTCCATGACGATTTCGACCGAAGAGGGAATGTGGGCTTGGCGGTAGAGCAACGCCTGGTCGACCGCTTCGGACAAGAACTCGAACGGGTTGACCTTGAGGCCGTCCGAATGCAGCACGTAGAGCTCGTGATCGTCGGCGGATTGCCCGATGACTGCGATGCCCTGCTCGTCCCCGTCCTCGGTACCGTCGGCGGGGTCGAGAGCGACGATGACTTTGAGCCAGAAGGGCGGCGGCCGGAACTGGGTACCGTCGGCGCGCTCCCAGTAGACGGTGCCGACCTGGGGGCCCTCGAGCACGATGTGCTCGTGCACGCGGTCCTCGTCGATGTTCGCCCGGCGCCACAGCGCGCCCTCGACGTCATCGACCAGCAGGCCTTCGAGCTCTTGTTGACCGAGGCGCGTGTCCTGGTAGCGAGCGAGCAGGTGGTCGACAGCTGCAGCGGCGAGGTTCGCGAGGTTGTCGACCGTCCGTAGCCGCTTACGCCAGACCGTCGCGTCGTCGAGCAGGAACTTGGCCAGTGACGATCGTTTCGGCGTACCGTCGCAGACGAGCTTGGCCGGCCCTTTGCGCACTGCAAAGCCGATCGACTCTTCCCAGGCTCGTTGCCACTTGCGCCACAGGCCGATCTCACCGCACAGAGCGCCGTAGAGGTTCTTGCCCTGTATGCGGATCGCACCCTCGTCGGCTGAGTCGGCGTAGATCAGTGCGCCGTTGATGATGCGCAGGTGGCCGTAGGTCCGATCCCACTTGGCGACGAGACCGCCGTCACGCTCGTAGCCACCGAAGGCACGGATGAGGCCCGATGGGCCTTCGATCATCACGTCACGGGCGGTGGCGAAGATGGGACCGATGACAGCCCACTCGGTGTGGTCGTCGCCGTCGTCGGGTTCAGTCTCTAAGACGACCTGGGCGAAGTTGTGCGAGCTGGCCCACGTCTTGCCCGACCCACGACCGCCGACGATGTACGAGACCCGAGCGTCGGAGGGGATGACCTGGCTCGACCGAGCGTGCTTGTACTGGCGCCCGTCGTGAGGCAGACCGTCGCAGTCGTG